AAGACATACTGCACCTCCGTCTATAAAGTTTCAAGACAAGACAAAGTATAATAGAAAGAAGGTACGAGATGGCGAGGAAAACTATTAGAGATTTATTTGCAGAAAGTTTTGAACGTCGGCAAGAATTAGAGTCTGAAAATTATGCTCTTGATAATTATGAACAGTGTTTAAGAGACAATTGTTTACACTCAGAAGAGTACACAATCTTAGACGGCAATGTGCTCTTGACATATTGTGGTATTTGCGATACTCTTCTTAATCATACAGACTTAGATTAACAACTAGACCTGTCGCCAAGCGGTAAGGCACAAGGCTTTGGTCCTTGCATCCCTAGGTTCGAATCCTAGCAGGTCTGCCAATGGGGGAATCGCATAGTGGCAATTGCGCGGCGCTGTAAACGCTGTCCTTCGGGTTCCCTGGTTCGAGTCCAGGTTCCCCCACCAAATATTTCAGAGTGTGGCGCAGTTTGGTAGCGCGCCTACCTTGGGCGTAGGATGTCGGAGGTTCAAATCCTCTCACTCTGACCAAACTTGATCGCGGGTATGGTGGAATTGGTAGACACCAGGGACTTAAAATCCCTTGGCAGCAATGCCGTGAAGGTTCAAATCCTTCTATCCGCACCAACTTTATTTAAACTTCATAGGAGAATTAAATGGATAATACATATAAACATGTTGATGATATGTCGATGGACGAGTTGAAAGCTATTGTTAATTTGATCATTGAGCTTGACTCTTTGGCAGAAGACGAGCAGCCTGAAAAGCAGATGGAGCTGGTCACTGCACTTCAGACTCTCATTCGTACAGAAGAAGCTATTGTTCTTACGAATACTGAAGTTCCGGTTGAGCCTAGTGTAGATAATGATGCTCTTGAAGTGGAATAAATAAATTTGAAAGGCCGGTCGTAGTTGCAGTTGAGCCTACCTCCTGTTCAGCAAATACTACTGACCGGTCTTTCATCCCGTTTTGTTATGCGCGATCGCGCTAGGATAATCATCTATACTAGGAAAGTAAATGCTTACAAATCTGAATAATACACCGGACATAATGGTTGATGTCCTTAATGATCAGCCATACCATCATGCCGGGAGCGCAGATTATTCTGCTACATCTTTGGTTATGTCACCACGCCAGCTTCAATTGAAGAAAAGGTATGGTGATAGGATCAAAGACGATGTTCAAGATCGTTGGTACATCTTTCTCGGCAATGCTCTTCATGAGTACATTGAGCGTGCTCTCGCTAAGATGCCCAACAAATATATTGTTGAACGTAAAATAACAGAGTTCATTAAAGATCGTAAAGTCGTAGCTAAACTCGATGCTTATGATGTGGAAAATGACATACTCTATGATCATAAATCTGCAACGCATTGGGCATGGGGCGATCCTGCTAAAGAAGAATACGAACAGCAGTTGAATATCAATGCGTGGTTCATGCGCCAAGCTGGATACCAACCAGTTAAAGCTATATTAAATATGCTGACCAAAGATTGGTCTGCGGGTATGGCTAAATTCAAAGGCGAAGACGAGTATCCGCCGAACCCAATGTGGGAACTTGATGTACCCCTCTGGTCTGAACAAGAACAAGAAGACTTTATTAATCAGCGTCTTGATATGCACATGGAGCATGAAGAAACTTCAGATGAAGATCTTCCGTTCTGTACTAATGATGAGATGTGGGCTAAAGATTCGACTTGGGCAGTTAAAGCTCCCGGTGTGTACAAAGCGAAACGTGTACTTAAGACTAAGAAAGAAGCTGAAGATTGGTTGGCGGCAAGTCGTACGGCTAGACCAGACTGGTACATTGAAGAACGCCCAGGTGAGCGCACTAGGTGTGCGCAGTACTGTAATGTAAATAAGTTTTGTAATCAGTACCAAGAATATTTGGACGCCAGTAAGGATGGATAAATGTTTGAGACAGTAAAAATAACTGAAGAATTGGGGCTTGAGTATGCAAAATACTTAGAGTCTGTCAGAATACATAATTCTACTCAGTCAATAAATATTGATATGGATGATGTTCAAGATCTCATCAAAGGTCTTATAGACTTACTTACACCACCATTTATAAACGGAGATGATTAAAATGCGAATCAAACAACACGCATGTGAATACTGTGGTAATGTAAATAAATTTTGTAATCCGTATCAAGAATATTTGGAGGCCGAGAATGAAAATTAGATTAGACCAAATTACTTTAACTCCAACAATGAACGGTTGGTACTTAGAGGCTACAGCTATAATGGATGAGTGTGGTGTAGAAACTTCTTTCGTAATTGAGGATGCTAAAGAGTCGCATACAGATTTGCCTAGCGTAGTTGACACGATTAGAAAAAATCCAGGTGCTTTTAAATGGTATATTTATAATCGTGCAGGTGCAGTAAATACAGAGGCTGAGAATGAGAATTAAACAGCGTGTGTGTGAAAATTGTGGTTACGTGTACAGCTTTACAGGTCCGTTGAAGAACACGGTGTGTCCTGAGTGTGGTGAAAAACCTAAATGTACAGGTTCTAATTATAAGCAGATGGGCTACCGGTCAACATCAGAGAGGTAGTCGTATGCAAAAGTTTACCTGTTTAAATTGTGGTAGCATATTTTATTATGACACTTCAGTTTGTGAACGTCCGTGTCCTCATTGTGGGCATTGGCATGATTGTAACGATAGTTAGGAGATAGTATGTTTGGAAGTTATAGTTACCCATTGGAAACGGATTCGCGTAAGCCAGATTATGCGCAGTTAATTCTTAATGAGGAGAGGACAATCAAACGTTGTACTGAAATACTCGATCAGTTTAAAGAACTTGAGGATTTGCACTGTTCTATGGACTGTACTACAGCTGTCATTGGCTCATTGCACATACAAATTGTAGAACGCCAAAGTAAAATTGATCACTGGATTAAAGAACAAGAAATAAAGTAATGTCATTAAAGGTTTTAATTGATCCGGTACCATACAGAATAACACCCAAAGAAAGAGGAATGATCCTTGGTGGAATACGTACAGCGTTCTCCCGCAGTAGATGGGCGGCACGAGTTAGAGAACGAGCACTCAGTACCAAGCGAGGCCCGCGTGGTGGTAAATTATACCACTGCGCAAACTGTGGTGGACTGGCAACTGCTTCCGGCATTAACGTTGATCATATTACTCCTGTGGTCGACATTGGGTTAAAGTACACAGACTATACTTGGGATCAATTAATCGGCAGACTGTGGTGCGATGAATCAAACCTTCAAGTCTTATGTAAGAAGTGCCACGATAAAAAATCGAAAGAAGAAAGAAATGCCAGAAAAAAAATACGACAGTGCATTAAAAAATTTAACTAAAGAGAAACTATATAGAATGTTTAGAGGTACGAAATCAAATTACCCAGCATACTCTGAACACGATGTCTGCAAGGCTGTCGGTGAAGCACTAGAGAATATGGCATATCATGTAAACTGTTATGACGAAGAACAGTATGACGCTGCGATGAAAAAATTTAACTTCTGGAGAAGCTTCCATGAAGAGCGCGGAACGTATGACGACAGAGCATACGGAGAAAGGTAAGCTGTTAAGCATGGCTGAGTTTAAAGCTAAACAGCTTGCTGAGCATACTAAAGATATAGCAGATGTGGCTATGCTTCTTATAGAAGAAAGAATATCTCTTTGGACTAGTATTAATAAATTTAGAGCAAAGCTATATGACAGAAAATAAAGTTATAAATCTTATGGCACACAAGCGTAAGAAAGAAGCAGAAGAGGAAGCTAGATTGACAGCTGATATCATCGCGCACTCAAAAGCTTTAAACTGGGAAGGGACATCTCAAGAATACTTAGACTGCTTTAAAATATTTGCTCCTCCACGAGGGGATAAAGGAACACAGCACGATGAGTAGTTTTGGAACAAGAGAATGGTTGTACCTCAATGACTATCAAAGTAGAGCTTGCTCCTTTAATGACACCTTCGATAAAACTTTTAGAGGGGAAGTAGGTCTACTCTCAGGTATAGCAGCAGAGGCTGGTGAAGTTTGTGCTGTAATGCAGAAGAAAATACGAGACAATACTTCTATAGAAGAAGCCAAGCGTGATCGCATGAAAGAGCTAGGCGATCTGCTCTGGTACATATCCGTATATGCAAAGCACATAGGGTTTGACTTAGAAGACATTGCACGTTACAATATACGTAAGTGTACTGATCGTGCAGCCAGGGGAGTTGTCAATGGTTCCGGCAATAACAGATAAGGTTCTTGAAGCAAAGATGTTTTATTTACTATACCTGCATAGGCCAAATAAATTTCTGGACTATAGTAAATTTGGACAGGACTACCCGTTACCATCTAGTGTACGATGCAGTCCGTGTGAAGATCGTAAAGAACGCGGGGTTGTGCGTGGAACAGGTGGAGATCTGTAGCTGATGAGACAAAGCATAGTTATGAAAGTTATTATAGCGGGTTCTAGAGATCTAGATTTAAATCAATGGTCAGATAAAGAAGAGTTAATTGAATTCGCAATTAAGCGTAGCGGGTTTGATATAACTCAAGTTATAACCGGGTGCGCTCGCGGAATTGACCGAGTTGGGGCAGGTCTCGGAGCGTATCTGTACGGAGATGATAATGTCATAGGTTTTCCAGCTGACTGGACAAAGCATGGAAAGTCTGCCGGATTTATTCGAAATGTAGAAATGGCGAAAGAGGCTGACGCATTGATCCTTATTTGGAATGGACGTAGCTCTGGGTCGGCGCATATGAAATCAGAGATGGTAAAATTAGGGAAACCAATCTACGAAATTATAGAGAATAAATCTAACAATGCAGAAGAACACAAATTTAGAATGTAATTTTTATAAAAAAGGATACTGCATCCATCCGGATGGACCTAGGTGGTGCAGATACAAAGGTCTTGGTAAAACGAGATGTAAATATTTTGGAGATAGCAATGACAAAAATGAATAAAGATATAACGCAAGAACCATTGACACGTAGGGACATCTACGAGATTACAGCAGCGTCTGCTAAGATCGCAGCTACTGAGTTGCTTAAAGAAATCTCTCCTGTTCAAATCAAAGCTGATGCTAAAGGTTTAATGGAGCTTGGTCTGACTCGACTTGGTTTCAAGCCGAATTGGAAAGAACGTATTTTCTGTGGCGCAGTAGGCGCTGCCGGAGCTTCCATCGTATGGTTGAACTTCATTTCTTTTTAGGATATAATAATGAAATACTTTAAGCCTTCTGAATTTAATTGCCCGGATGGTTCGGATATGTGCATGAGTCAAGACTTCCTTGGTTTTTTGGACTTGTCTCGTGATCTGTCAGGTGTCAGCTACAAGTTGAACTCTGCATATCGCAGTGTTGAACATAACGCTGAGGTCGGTGGCAAGCCTGACTCGGCGCATACTCGTGGTCTTGCTGTAGATATTAGGACTAGCAATAGCCGTGAACGTTACAGGATCTTAGTCGGTATGATTATCGCTAGTCTTGTACGTACTGGTCAGATCAGTGATGGGTCTGCCGCCATGGATGCTTTGACTAATGATGTTACTCGATTCGGAATTGATAAGAACTTTATTCATGTTGATTGCGATACAACGAAAGATCCAGAAGTTATCTGGATGTATTAATTATACACAGGTGTTAACATGGCCAATAAAGAAATTCAGTCACCAAAACAATTCATGTGCATTGATGGTAAAATGCACATAGTTGAAGCAGGACAATTTGTATTTGTTCATGACTATAATAACCTCTTGAAGAGGTACAAAAAATTGTTGAAGCTTTGTCGAATTAATGGTTTATTTGATAGCATTAAAAAGACAAAAGAAAAAGTTCAGCGCATATTTGGAGATAACGTATAATGATAGATATTCAAACTTTTGTAGCTGGCTATGTCGTAGCTACTTCTGTTTTATTTACAGCGGCTGTTCTTTCGATCCCAGTTTTTGCTTGGTTTGATCGTAACAATACTTACACTGCAGACTATTATCCGAGTGCTACTATCAGTAAGCTAAAAAATCCTGAAGAATATGCGTGGCTTAAGACCGCCCAATTATACTACCTTGTTAAGGACGTAGCTAAGAAAGAGAATCCTGAGATCACGGATCATGAATTAAAAATGCTTTGGCGAGAAATCTCTGCAAAGAGGATTGCATAATGATACCAGTGACTAGACTTGAAGAATGGCAGCACTTCTGCCCTGTCGTTGAAGACCATATTGAAAAGTATGCTAACGCTCAATACGGGGACAGAGGTATCGAGGAGATAGATAAAGATGCAAATAGAAGACAAACTCAAGATTGCTAATGATCTTATTTGTAGAACTTGTGCACATGTCCGGAGACGAATGAAAGCGTGCAGTAGTTGTAAGCTACACATGAATTATACAGCAGACGATAGAGTAGATATCTTCGATGTGCGTTATAACAGATGGTGCCGCGTACCAAAGACAGGCGCAAGAATTTGTGAACTAAAAAGACGACGAGGGTTTTAAATGATACATTGTTTTTACCATAACGATATGGACGGCCATTGTGCTGGTGCTATCGTTAAGATGAAACATCCCGATGCTGTAATGCATGAGATTACTTACGGATATGACTACGAGAAAGATGTCATTGCTAACCTTGACGGGAATGACGCCGAGATTTTTGTAGTGGATTTCAGGTTTGAAACATCTGAGTTCCAAGACTTGATTGCTAGAGGTTGCATCATTCATTGGTGCGACCACCATGAAACAGGAATTAAGATAGCAGCAAAGTCGAAACTGAATGACGCAGATAGCGTATACCTCAGCATTGATGGTATGCAGAATAAGAGGAAAGCTGGAGCACAGCTGACCTGGGAGTATCTCTACCCAGAAAAACCTCTGCCCTTGATTGTTCACCATGTATCTCAGTGGGATATTTGGAATCATTCAGATCCGCATACGATTCCATATCAACGTGGTCTTGAACTCTCCGGTCGTACAAATCCAGTGGATGCCGATGCCGTGAAGTTGTGGAAGGCGTACATTGAAAATAGTCGAGAGGGTAATCGTCGAGACTTTAATGAGCTCGACGCGTTGTTAAATATGGGTCTGACTGGTGAAGCTATGAAAGCACAGTATGATACGTTCATAGGTTCTTCTGCTTATTATATCCCAGAATGGGAAGGATTTCGTACTGTAGCGCTTAACTCTCGTGCGTTAGATAGTTATGTGATCTTTGAGCACGCAGATAAGTGGGAAGAATTTGATCCGGAAGTTCTTATCTGGTATCATCAATCACCAACTGGTCAATGGAAATATTCGATTAGGAATTATCCTGGAACAGACACATCCGTGATTGAACTTGCCGAAAAATACAATGGCGGTGGGCATAGAAAAACTGCTGGGTTCACAACTGACGAGCTTATCATATTCCCTATACAGGAGGACGCGTAATGTCAATTACAGTTAATTGCCCATACTGCTGCACTGTAGCTCAAATGGATGAAGACGGGTGCTGCGATCACTGTGGTCGATACCTCGATGAGGATGATGCTCCTGAATTTGAAGATGAAATAAAACCTTTTGAAGATACATGCATCGGGTGCAATTGTAATTGCGATGGTGAATGTGATCATGGAGAATAGTACTATGAGTTTTAAAACCCCCGCACTTCCTACTCTGCCAAAGATTAAGTCGGCATGGGAGATGGCCCTCTGGATGGCAGCATTGAATATCTCTTACGCACTGATCGTAGGCAGTTTCTCTGCCGTTGCCCATAAGCTGGCCGCATGGAAACATGCACGAGACGCAAAGAAGATGCACGCTAAGATCATGGAGCAGATGAAGACTCCAGAGGTTATGAACCAGACAGCTGAAATCAAGTTTGAAGAGGTGGAAGCTAATGCGTAATGAATTGCTTAACGATGCGCGGCGCGAGCAGGAACTTATTGAAGAACTTCGTGAAGAAGCTGCTCGAGCCGAACGACTCTTCATTGAGCTTAGCGACGTCATGAACTCTCGCGACCAAAAACTGAGTGCTCTTAACAATCTGCAAGGCGACATGAACGCTAAAATGCAGAAGGGCGCTGATGAAATCCTTGATGATATCCGCACTGGTAAGGTTGGTCTGGTCGATGTCGAGACTGGTGAACCCATTACTGTTACACTCTTTCAACGACGTTAATAACTGTCTATAATATAGATACAAGGAAGCCCCTAGGAACATAAGTTCTTAGGGGCTTTTGCTTTAACTAGTATAAGCTAGTTCTCTCACGGTTCACCCGTGTATTGTTATCTCCGGGGGAGACATCCCGGTATATGAGATTTATTTTAATCTTGATCCAAACCAACTACCGACTAAAGTCCAAGCAGGAATGGCTGCTCCTGTTGGTGGTGTGCCCATCACGAACGAATAAGTAGAATCAGCGATAGCAACACCGCAGCACATAGCTGTGACTACAGGGCGTATAGCTGCACGAAGTGATACGACCCATTGATGTGGTTCTCCAACTACATCACGATTAAAGTATTTAATCTGTGCTTCCATTTGTTTGGTTTGCGCATCGACATATTTAACCATCACTTCAGGATTAGTCGTAGCAAGAGTAGAAAGAGTAGCTTCTGGTGTATCAGTACCAGCAGGTAAGAATTTCTTTTTAATAAAGTCAAAGGCAGGAGGAATGATCATTCCGGCTACTGCCCCAACTGGGCCAAGTAAAGAGCCGACAGCTCCAAGTACAGATTCAAATCCCATTAGTCCTCCAGCGCCTTAACCTTACGGATGGCGTCTTTAATAATTTGCTGTTCACGTTTTTCAATTTTCTTCAAGCGCTCAGATTCTTTTAAGACACGATCACTGCGCATGATACTGTTCTTCAGCTTACGATATTTTCGAAGTTGTTTGTCAGCCGACTTCATGATTGAAACTTTACGAGCATAGCCCGGGTTATCTTCACGGAAAGCTTGAAACTTTTTAGCTCCACCTTGCTTTGCTCTCTTTGCAGCTTCTTCAATACCGGCTACATCAGAACGAATATCAGTATACTTATGCAGTGTACTATAAAAGTTAATCGTTCCAAGATATCTACGTACGATTGGAAGTTCAGGTAAGAACTCTTTCGTTCCTTTAAACTCTGTGTCTGTGAACATGGCATCAGCGATATGCCCAGCAGCTTGAGTAGTTCTCAGAGCTGTCTTACCAACACCACCGAAGTACGATTCGACAAAGTGTTCGATGGACTCTGGACTGATATCGATTACACCTTTACTAGTTTCAGTAGTACCGCCAAGCGAGTTGAGCATATTTGCGATCATCAATGCTGGAGGGCTAATCGTAGACCAGTATCGTTCAGCATCCGGATAGTCATACTTAACCCAGGAAGGAACATCAGGCATAATCTTCTGACCAAAGAATCCTTTGTTAGCTTCAAGCTGAAGTGGCGGACGGAAAATAGTTGGAACTAAAGTTGTCCAACCAGCCTCCGGTGAACCAACTGGGCTGAAGTTATCGAACATCGAGTACACAACTTCTGTCGCAGCTCCGAGCGGCTTCTTGTCAGAGAATAGTACTTGATCAATTTGCTGACCAAGAACAGTCAAAACGTTATAGCCATAAGGGAGTGGAATCTTAACGTACATTCCGTCAGTGCCCGGGAGCATAAATACCATGTTGGTATTTTTTACCCAGTCGGGAAGTTTATCGTAGTACGGGATACCATCATCATCATCACCGCCCATAAGTCTGCCGAGCTGCGCCATTATCATAGAACTACCTACGAGCATAGGCAGAATGCGATTGCGCATCTTAGGATTGCGAAGGATGGTCTTCATCATCCGCGCAGTACCCTGTATAGAAGCGTTACTAAACATGTACAGAGGGCCGAGTAGAGGGCCGAGAGCGCCCCTTCTAGAGAAGTTAACAGTAATGTTTCTAGCAGCACTAGCCGCACGCTCTAAAGCTTCTTCTTTAGGCATGCCCACTTTCTGCCATGCGTCGGACAGTGTTTTAAACGTAGAGAGGCGAGTCATATTTTCTAGTGTATTACCATACATCTCCATCATTTGAATGATGCCGAGTGTAACATTTCTAGGGACATGATAAATTTCACTTTTCCGCGTAGCAGCTTTAACTTCTTTCGTCATTTTATTAGCCAATGATTGATAATCATTAAGCCCATATTGTTCTGAAAAGCCACCTCGGAATTGAAATTCGGCTAAAGCCCTCCACCAGTCTTTGTCTAAACTACCGTGCTTATTCTTCGCATCAGCGTGAATAGTTTTCATAGCTGGTATAAAGTTCTTCCAGAGAGTTCTTCCAACCTTTTGTTTCTCGACCCTGTATTTATTACTAAGACCTTTTTCATCCATGATGTTCAATGACGCAGTCATGATATCTCGGATAGGGTTCGTCAGAATAAATGCAGGGTTCAATGTAGTAGCCGCTCTAGCCATAAGACGAGTGAGCTTACCAATAAATTGAACAACTGGTCCGGCGACATACAGATTATTACCTGTGAACGCCGTCGCCACATTGTGGTCTGCAGCTTTCAGTCGAACCTGATAACCATCATTATCAATTACAGTGATAGCATTAGGATCATTCTGGAAAGGATCAGAAGGTTTTTTAAACTCGATACGTCCAGACTTAGAGTTGTACGTCCATTTAGGTTTAAGCTTTTCTTTTGTGCCCAGCTCGAAGAAGAAGTTCTCACCCTCGAGATTCTTGTTGTCCTCAATAAGTTTGAGTAAAGCTCGACCAGCCTCAACTCTAGCGCTTAGAGAGATAACATCTTTAACCTGCTGAATAGTATTAATTGTAGGACTGTCAGGCCTAGAGTCTTCAGTACGACCTAGTGTGCGCTTAAGCTTAAGCTTTGGACCTTTGACTCTGTTCTTATATCTAGAGTCCATAGACTCCATCATATTTTCCCAGCCCTTCAAAGCAACATAATGATCAAAGGAGTTTTCAATATTTTTAATTTGATCTTCAGGAAGAAGACGAGAATCGCGCATGATCTCAATCTGCTTACGGCCAATCTTATCCATCTGTTCACTGGCGGCCTTAAGATTTTTAGTGACTTTAATACCGCCATTCCCGGATAAGATCTTTTCCGCCTTCTCTGTGGACATGCCCGAAGGAGCAGGATCTGTGTTGCCCCGCTTAGCCAAATGCTCATTACGTTCTTTAGCATGTCGAGCTATAAGGTATGTGTCGATGTCGTATTGAACTTGTTTAGCAGAACCACCGTGCTCTTTGGTATACGCCTGCATATGCTCGATAAGAGGTTTCACAAACTTACGATCAAAATCTTTAAGAAGTTGACTCTCAATGTTAGGAATAGCTTCTTCAATAGCGTATACATTAGAATCAATATTTACTGTGCCACCTTTTTCTTTAACGGCCTGCACCATCATACGAATAGGATGATAGTAGTCTTGAAATAAAGTCTTGACTTTATCCGGCCACCTATAATCAAGAATACCTTCTGGAGTAAGGAAAGATTTACTGCTCTTGTTCATAGCTCTGAGCAGCGCAGTCGAAGCTGTATCAGTAAAATCTTCTACTGTCTTTTTAACCTTGGTAGAATAAGCTTCTTTCTGAGCAGCTGTTTGTTTATGAACTATACCTTCTTTAACTGAAGGTTTAGCTTTGGGCTTAGCAATATATTCATTACGTCCTTTTTCAGGAACAAGCATATTCCTGTACACGCGCATGGCCGCAGGAGAAAGCTTTACATCTAATGCTTCAGCAGTCTTATAGATGTCCTTCAACCATTTACGAACTAGCTCAAAGAACTTAGCCAGCTTTGAGTTTGGAGCTTTACCTGTCATCAAGTACTTTTCAAAACCACGGGCGAACTGTTCATGCTGCTCGCGAGAGAAAGTACCATCTTTAGACTTAGGTTGACCAAGCCATTCAGTAACAAGATCGAGGTCAGTAATATCTCGATTAGTTCCAAAACCTTCGTTGATTCGAATAACTAAATTATCAAGATAAGCATGAGCCGTCTCATGAAGGAAGGTAGACTTATCCGCAGCTTTGAGCAGACTAATAATGATATTACCTTGCTTCCTGATATAGGCACCACGTACGTGTTTTGCGTTGTGTGTTTCTCCACCTTGAAACAAAGCTTTGTTATATTTGTCAAACTCAGAAAGAATCGTTTCTTTATTTTCCCAAGTAAGAGGCATGACGTTCTCAATACCGAGTCGTCTAGTATTCGAATACTCACCGGAAAGTGTGGGACCTTCTTGGAGGTTAACGCGCGCCTGAGGACTACGATACCGCACTGTTACGGGCACGTATTCGACACCGGCTTCAGCAAGTGCTGCCATGCGATGTCGGCCTTCGTGGCCAACGATCTTATCATGCACTCGATTAAGTTCTTTCTCTGAATAAATGTCAGAGAGAACTTTTTTCTCGCGCGCGGAGTATACAGGATCACCTTCTTCAATTATAATGAAGGGCGTTTGAGTCTGCGCACGAAGCTCATTCACATCTAAAGCTTGCGCTTCAGCCTTAATACTTTGTTCTTGTGCGCTATCTTCTGTAGTTGCGCGGATAAAAGATTCAGGGCGTACCCAAGCAATAGCACCTTTCGATGTACCGTCAGGATAAGCGTTATCTTGAATCTCACGATCAAGTCTTTCCTCTGTCCAACCAGTAGCTTTTCTAAGTGTGTTAAACTCAGAATCAATGGCAGGCTGAAATAAAGACTGCTCAGCTATAAGATTCGGGACAACAAATAAACTGTTACGTAACCACCTTGCGCCTTCAGTAGGCTTAAGATTCAATGCGTTGGGTAAAAGAACTTCAAGTACAATACGAGCTTCTTCTCTGGTATAAGGCATATCCTTACCGGAGATCTTCTTAGCCAAATGCTTAATAAGATCATTCATAGTCTTTGCTTTCTGCAGAGACTTATCTTTAAACACCTTAGAAAGTTTATCTATTCTTTTCTCTTCGATGGGAGCTTCGAACTCCTGAGTACGAATTTCACGTGCTTTTTCAGAAGCATCAAAGGCTTCTTTAACTGCCAAGTCGCGTTGAATCTTTTGCGCTCGAGCAGCTTTACGAACAGCAACTTCTTGCTGAACAGCCTGCCCAACAGCAGCAGCCTCTACAGGTGCAATCTCTTTAGCCGCAGCTCGTTCGAGTTGAACATCCGCTTCTCGCATAATGAGATCAGATCGTAATTCTTTTCTCTTATCTTGGAATCCACGACGAACTGCTCGGCGTTGATTTTCGATTAGTTCATTTTCGTCTGGAGCGTAGTCATTGAAAATACTTTCAGCTTTCTGCTTAAGCTCAGCTACTTGAACCATCTGGTCTTGAACGTAAGGAGGAATTCTATACTGTTCACCGAGTGGAATCTTTGTTTCGATAGTTTCAGTAGTCTTGGCTGCCAAGGCTTGAATACGATTTTCGATGCTATCAAGTTCTTGTACTTTAGACTTAGGAGCACCATTTTGGTATAACTTTCTGCGCATGTTGCCAATTGCAACGTTCGCAGTTTTTGTCTCCCGTGTAATAATAGAATACACAGACTCTTTAAGTTGCGCACTCTGTACTTTATTCTCAGCCAGTACTGCTTCGTCAGATTGCAACCCAACCAGTTTAGTCTGAACATCGATCTGCGCGGCATGTAGATTATTTTGTGCCGTCTCTCGCTGCTTCTTAAGCTTATCCTTTTGCTCGTTAAGCTTCGCCTCTAGAGCCCAAGCATTCATGACAAGACGTGTGCTGTCCTGAGCAGATTGACCCTGAGGAGTAAACATCGCTGAAGCAGCTTGTTTCTTAATCATACCCAAGTCGTTATCGACAAGAGTCATCTGCTTATCTATTTCTTTAAGTTCTAATTCGAACTTATTAAATTTCTTTACTTCGGGAGAATTATTAATCTCCTGTCTCTTCTTTTCTACTTCAGCTTCTTGAATAGTTTTAGCATAATCTCTAGCATTAAAGATTCTGCCAACAGAAGAAGGCGAGCCAAACATGGCACCGCCTATAGAACCAGCAACAGCAGCCTCGGCTACTTGCTTAAAGGTGTCTTCGGTCATTATGGCGTCAATAGAATTAGCAACAAAGTACTGATTCATTTTACCAATAATTTCTTGAACTCCTTCTTGGAGACCTTCACCAAGCATTGCTTTACTGATCTCACGCACGGCAAGATTAGCAAAGTTACGCTCAACATCCTTCGCCGCGTTTGCACCGAACTTAGATACAAGGCGCTTACCAACGTTCTTACCAAACACAGAAGAGATTAGCAGCCCTTCTCCGCCAGCAAGATCAGTAAGACCAGAAGCCACACCAAACATTAAATCGCCAACTGGACTAGTCCCATCTCCGTTGGTCTCATAATCATCGATCCAGTTTCCACCAGATTCGACAGTACTAGAAAATCCTACAACGCCAGCTTGCGCGCCAAGCTTTGATGCCTTTTTAATGGCCATCTTTTTCGCTGCTTTCTGGATAGCACTATACGTAACTTTACCAGTAGCTGTACCACCAAATTCTTTAAGGCTAGCAGCGAGAGCATCCTGAGGCTTTAACCCGGCTGCTAAATTTTTACGAACCGAAGATTTAATCTCAGTACGAAGATATTTTTTAAGACCTTCTTTCCCGATCTTTCGTGCGCCAGCTGCAACTGCCCCGCCAACTCCACCGGAGATGACAGCCCCAATAACAGACGGTGCTACAGATCCAGCAGTACCGGCGACCCAATCGATAAAAGAATCAACAGAGTCAATGTCGTACATAGACTCAACTGCCGGGGCATACTGCCCGGCCTCTTCCATCTGCTCTTTATAGTAGTCATATCCAAAATCACGAATAGTATCAAGACCTGTGATATCACCTATAAGGCCAAGTGCGCCACCTGCTAAAGCTTGGGTCTCATCGATACCTCGATTAAAACCTTTTCTAAATTCACCCATTTCCTCTACTGCAGAAACAGGACCGATATCTGTCCCAGTTGGGCCACCAATGTAGCTCCCAGTCTGGGCACCCTCAGACACTAAACCAAACTCAGACGTTTCCGCCTGATTAGAAATCAGAGAGAAATCTGGAATGGTCGAATAAACATCCGGCATGAATTAAATACCTTTATGCGTTATTAATAAATTTTAGGTGTAACTACAACACCAGGAATACGCGGATCAACGGGTATACCTTGAGGCATTTGAACTCGAGATCGAATACCTTGTACTTTATCGAGAGACTTTAAAAACTCTTGTTCCTGTGCAGTGGCACGAGCCGCGTTCTCCTGCTGTTGAATTACCCTCGGGTCAAGTTCAACCTTAGGCTGAACAGCAGGGATACCTGCAGCTTGGGACTGAGAAAGACCTTGACTTTTTAAAATATTTTCAAGCGTAGACTTGCGGTCACGAAGTTTATCCATGACATCCGCGCCTTCACGGATGGCCTGCTTAGCCGCACCGAGGCGCTGTTCACGCCATTGCTGTTCAGCACTAGCTGGACTAATTTTTATTCCAGACTCGTAATATTTTTTAGCCGCACCTTGAGCTATTGCAGTAGCTTGTTGTTTAGCCGAATCTTGATCGTCACTAGTCCAGCGCTTACCTTCGGTATCAATCCAAATTTTATCTCCCTCTGCGCCATTGGGGTCTTGAACTTCTCTAAAATTTCGATCAGTTTTAATTCGATCAATAATCTGCTGCTCAACTTCAGTACGTACATCCTCTGCGCCCTGCCTACGAAGACGGTCTTTTTCCTGCGCTTCTATAGACCGGAGCCGGGCTGCTTCTTGAGCTGTAGCTGCAGCGGACCCGAACTGCGGAGTACTCTGAAACTTAGTTGCTGCTCGAATCTTAAGAAGATTTGGACTCGACTCTACAAGTTTTCCATTCGGCAACTTAATTGTGTATCGAGATATGCGGCCAGTACTATTATCTCTAGTAGACGATACAATCTTAGAACCTTCCGGCAAAGCTTGGTCAACTACGCGTTGCGCAGCAGCTTCGTCAACGTCTACTAAAACTAAATCACTACGGATTTTATCATCGAGCGCTTCTACATCTTCTTTTTTTAACGCTCCGCGTTCAGCCCTAGCAATAGCCGCCCTCTCAGCATTGGCGCGAGCTTGCCGTAAATCAGTCTGATCAATGTATTCTTCACGTTTCCGAGAAGCTAAATCATGAGCTTGGCGATAGAGATCACCTTGCATTCCAGCTAATGTAATACTAGCCATTGTTAAACTCCTCGGTACTGCTGATTTGTAGGATTAGTATAGTTTGTTAAATTCCCAAACGCGGCAGATGCTCCAGCAAAACCAGTGTTCGCAGCTTGATTGGCGAGATTCGCACCAGAGACTAAACTAGATGTAAGGCCTTGCAGACCTTGTGCAGCTTGAGAAGAAAGACTAGAACCAGACTGCGGGGCCTGTGTTTGAGTTAAAGGAATACCAGAAAATAAATCAAGAGCTTGACCTTTACGCTGAATATCGAGATCTTCAGCAAGTCTAGAAGCTTCAGTTCTAGCTCCAGCTAAAGATGCAGCCCGAGATAAAGCACCTTGATTAATTAAATTTTGAGCAGCTCCGCTATTAGGATTTATACCCATTTGGCTGTAAGCTCTTTGAGCTTCACCAAGAGATTTATCATACGCTTGTTGAACATCAGTTGAAGCAATGTCCATATATTTTTGGGCATCTGCTCCTTGAGCGAGCTGTGTAATAAGACCTGATCGCGTAGGATCTACTGTGCCCTGAGCTAAAGCAATGTCATCGAGGCCGCGTTGTAGTCCGTACTGCTGTTGTGCAGTTTGAAGCGGACGCAAAGACTGTATGTCTTCTAGCGCATATTGCGCCTGAAGATCTTCGATAGGATAATATAAGTCTTCAGCTCTTGTCGCCTGCTTACGCAAAAGCTCATCAGATAATGCTGTAGACCCAAGCAACTGGTTCATGTAATCTTGATACATGCCTTGAGATTGTATGCCCTGATAAAGGTCATACGCCCCGCCCAATCCTGTTCCAATATTGCCAATCGAATTTAGTGTGCTTTGTGCCCCAGAACCGAGACCTAAAAGTCCACCAATACCGCTGGCGAGGTTGCCAAATAAATCAGCCATGTGTGTTCCTTAATTTAAATTAAGCTATATAGCCCAGGCCAAAAGAATCTGTAGGATCGGCTTTTTTCCTGGCTTGTAAAATTTTCCACCGCTGAGCCCTAAGTGCAGGGTCTTCTTCAGCAGCATACGTTGCAGTGTTGTCGTCTAAAAAATTTGAATAGTAAATAGAATCAGAATCTCCGATAGTACTTGGCAGATCGCTCCAATCACGAGGCGCTGTCAAACCGAGCGCAATTTCTATCTGATTAATATTAGCAAGTTCAGTCATATCCGCTATTTGCTTTACTGCAACATTGGGACTAAAAGTCATTGCAGCTGGTATACTAGAAAGACCAGAAACTAATCCGGAAGCAAGCGGATTTTCAATTTCATCACTAGCTATGGCACCCAAACCTTTTGCAGCCAGCGGTGTAGCATAGTTTTGAACAATCCCACGCATATCTTCACGAGCAGTTTTGTTTAAGGCCTGCCTCGCAGCCATCGTAGCTGGAGTTTGAAGATCAATTGCACTCAATGCTCCAAATGCACGGCCAACGAATGGATCGTTATAGCCTGTGTCGTACATCCCAGTACCAACCATAGCGTCACGAAGAGTGCTGATCTCGTCTTTATGTACTTCTTGAACTGCATCCGGAAGATCTGAAAATTTACCTGCTTGAAGATCATTAAACGCTTGAAAAGCTTCTTCGGAAGTAATTGTACCAGCAGCTAATGCTGTTTCTATACCACGAAAAACTTTAGGCTGCACTTGACCCCAAACTGCATCTCCACTCAAGATACCCTTATTACGAGCTTGAGTATGCGCGTCTCTATAAGCTTGATGTCCTGGATGTGAAAGAGAAGATAACCCGGAATAACCTAAATTATAAGCTCCCACGTTTCCAAGATTCATTCCTGCCCTATATCCAGCAGGTGTTGTCATGGTACCGCCTAACAATGACCGAGTGCCCCAATGTTCTACTTCTCCAGTTCTAGGATTCCGACCATAGACTTCAGAGAGACCACCACCAGCAGAAGCTCTGCCACCGTAACCGCTCTGACCGGCTGCTGACATCGCGGAATCAAGCCCTGCTTTAGACCCGTATCCACCCCATGAAGCATTGGCAGACCAACCATCGTTAGATGAGATATCGCCGTTGCTCTGTGGACCAAACCCATTACTACCGTCGCTTGACCCACTACCCATATTTCCTGCTGCACCCCACGCCATATAATATTCCTTTATTTGATAATGCTTAATTTATTTTATAAACTCAGAAATTAAACTAAACGGTATATTGTAAAATCATTATTTTGAATACTCTTCTGTAGAACCAAAAGAGTCTATTTGATAATGGATATCAAATTCTTTTAACAGAGCTGGCCCACTGTATGTATCGGAACCAGAAAATAATGTACTGGTATTCGCCGAGTCTCTATATAATTTAACATCTAAAATAGAAGATACAGATTCTCTTACGGGGGCTGGAATTTCTGGGAATGTAGTAATTTGCTGTAAATTACCAGACACATATGGGAATACATTAGAACTGTGCGCAGACAGTTGATAAGTCCCACGTAATTCCCCATTATTAACCCAGCGCCACTCCAACAACCAATTCGGAGTGTCTGCAGAATTTTGTTCCCAATGAATATGAGGCTTAAGCGCAGTACCGAATTGTTTATTGTGCGGAATCTGCACCACATGACATAACGGCTCTTCAGAATATCTGGCATTAACTGCAAAATTAATACCGCAATTAATGTAGTCATAATCTAAACGACCACTGCTGGTATCAACCTGTTGTCCCACTGCTGGAAATCTCAAATCATCCCATCTCGTAGTGCTTAACCCAAGCGTCAATAAATCACCAAAGGTTAAAATTCTCTCCGAAGATAAATTTTCTCCAGACATTTTCTTTAATACGCGCTTAAGCTGCATTAAAAAGTTGTACACTCCCTGGTCCGCACTAGGCGGTACGTCAGGAAGTTTAGTATATGTAAGTGCGGATAAAGACATTATTGTAATTCTCGCATGCTGGTTGCAAAATCAATCTGATAAACAGGAAAATTACTTTCCACTTCTATCTCAAAGTAATCACCGACAATTCCGGCTGGAAGTCTGAACGGTTTCATCGAGGACACATCTTCTTCTGTATGGATCAGAGCTTCGTCAACATAAAACCTAATATCTAGTTTAGGAACTAAAACATAACTTCTATCGAATGCTGTGTAAATATCACCATTAAACGTAAGAACATTAAATGGTACTTCATTAACAGCGCCCTTTAATCCAGCTTTAGCAAGCTCAGCTTGCTCTTCGAGTATCGCATTAATGGCATCGATTTCTGCTTGCGTAAGGTACATTGCTCGCACACGACAAGCTGCTAAATTAGCTGGCCCAATCTGCGAAGTAAATATTTTAGACTTCCAAGTCAAAGTTCGAAAAGAAGCCAATCCTTCCCATTGTAATATTTGCCAACCTTGTGCATCATCATATTGTATGAAGTATAAAGTATCAGATCGTTTATCTGCATAAAAACAAGACACTCCGAATACTTCTGTGGAGATAGCAGCAAGCGCTTCTTCTAGATCAACGATTAAAAATCCAGTGTTGTTAGCGGCACTGTTCTGGTAAAAACCGAAGTAGCGTCCATCTTGAATAGCAGCCTCAAATGTGCTGGGATAATAATCTAACCACTCATCGGCTGTAAACGCTGTCTGCGTAACATTTTGTATGCCTTCACTGGACACAGCAATTAAGCCATCAGATGACGGAAAATAAACTGTGTTCTCGTAATTAACAATACCGCGTTTACTAAGACAAGGAGCAGTGGCTTGCGTAGGTTGTGCTATGATAAGACTTGGGTCTTGAGCATTTAACAGAATAGGAAATTTATTAGTTAATGCAACTACAGTATTACCGAAAGCACCAAGCCCGATAATGTTTTGATCAACAATTACTTGATACTCAACAGGCCATGCATGAAGTTGATAAGGCTCAGAAAAATGAATAACGTTATCTACAAATCCAACAAGACAACCGTTTCGAAGAGAAATTAAACCCTGCAGATTATCGTCGGGTGCTGTCCAAGTAGCAGAAGGAAGCGAAGTACCTAGTTCACCATCAGTAAGATCATCGTCATAAGAAAATGTAGATGTCCCAGCATTCCAAGTTACACCGGAAACTGTTCCTGCTTTTGCGTCATCGATGTTAAAGTCGATAACAAGCTGGTACGTGGCGTCAGAAGTACCTACAGCTGTACGATAGACTGCAATACGGTTGACACCATTATCTGCTTGATCTGGCGCATCTTCAATATAAGATATAGTAACAGTTTCGCCAGTTTGAACATCAATATATTCTGTGCTACTACCAACATTTTCAGCCGGAGCCGAAGGGGCACCCTCATCAAATTTAGTGTCTGCCCAAGTTCTGATATAAGTATACACATAAGCCCTGGACGTAATCTCTCCAGTACCAGTTCCACTAGTGGCGAGCAAAGCCGCATCACCTACTGGTATAGCTAATTCGTAAGAGTTCGTTTCATCAATTGTAGCATCAGTGCTAGCAACCAAGCTAGTGTCGAACCCTCTTGGCTTATCCAAACCAGTAATGTAAGTCCTATTATATTGGTCATTCGCCACAGGTCCTTTTACTATGTCAACATCATTTTCAAATGTTAAGAAAATATCTTCTGCTGTGTGCTCGTATTGGTATAATGTTCGGTATACATCTGTTGGAGAATCGAGTTGCTCAAGGATTGACGGAGCATTAAACGGTACAAGAGATCCAGACCTGAGCTTCGTACCAGTAGCCACTTGAGCGTTCTGATCTTGAAGTAATCTCGGATTTACTCTTGGCAACATGCCGCCAAATGTTTTGATTGAATACAGCATATTAAGCTACTGCCAATAAATTTTTACAATGCCGTCTGAACCAGTACCACCATTATTACCATAGCTTCCACAGCCGCCTCCACCACCCCCGTAACCGGTAGCGTTTACTCCGTCTCCAGTTCTTGGAGAGACGCCCCCAAAGCCTAAGACAGAATCACCACCCGGACCACCAGAAGCATAATAATAATAGCCCCCACTAAGACCCCGCTGCCCGTGAGTTAACAAAAGAGTAACGTTAGTCGCAGCTAAGGTATAAGTACCGCGTGTGGCCGGAGTGCCACGGTAGATACCGCCAATTCCACTTACACAATATACATAGGCTGTTCCGGCACCACCCGCCCCAAATGCAGATACACCGCCAGTCGTACCCGTACCAGTGATTACAGTACCCCCGGCACCTCCAGAACCCACAATGACATTAACAGTCTCTGAGCCACTTCCAGTAAAACCTTCTACTAAAGCTCGAACGAAAGTACCAGAGGCTCCCCCAGAAGCAATTTTTCCTGCACTTTGATAATCTCCACCTCCTCCAGAGCCACCTGAGAGAACTTCAACTATAACTTCTGTAACGCCAGAAGGAACAGTAAAAGTACCATTAGCAGTAAAAGTTTGGGAACTTCCAAAGTACATATCTGTACCGCCAGAAATATCCTGCCAAGAGACGTCAGTACCATTTGAAGTTAGAACTTGACCATCTGCGCCGATAGCTAATCTTTCGGGATCACCAGAAGCATCGCCGACAATAATGTCGCCCTGCGTTGTAATGACATCGCCCGGAACACTTGTCAATGAAGAACCGTCACCGTCCGCACGAAGAAGATCACCAGTACCTCCAGTTGCAACATCCTCTACGGCAGCTGTGCCAAGCCCTAAGGCAGTACGCATCTCAGTAGCAGTATAAGCAGGATATTCAGTTCCGCTAAGGTCATAGTCGCCTATGAATTTGCCATCTTCCGGAGTGGGGAATCCTTCTACAGCAGCTACCGTATCAACAAGGTCATCAAATGACCCTGCAGTCATTCTGTTTTCAATTGTAGCGCCAGCTGCGAACGGCCGCGCAATCGTGCCCTCTTGAGCGCGAACAATCGTAAAGACATCACCAGATCGAGCCGTAACCTTTACGATTTCGTTTGACCCGACACTATTAATAATAGTAGCATAGAAATATTCAGCACCTGTTATGGACGGAAATTCAGCACCGTCGCCAGTCGCTACAGTAAGAGAAAGATCTCCTGTAGAAATAGCAGAAGCTAGTGTGGTGCTAGCGTTATTAGAAAATTTAATTGCCATTTAAACCTCAATTCCAATCAGAGATAATAATTTTTGTAGCACTTACGAACAGAACAGAATCCCATTCAGTAGTAGTAATTACAGTAGGACTAACTGGAGTTACTGCGCCCCAATCAGAAGTTTCAATTTTTACAGTACTAAGCATTAGAGCCTCAAAAAGTTTTGAGCAGCCATCGACTTAGAAGTAGTTAATCTTGATTTTTGAGCTGCAGTTTTTGCTCGAGACACACCAGCTCTAAATTCGGAACGATGATAGGCTACGAGATTACCATCAGCCCACACGCGCCCGACCATAGCTTTTAGTCTAGCCAAAGCACCATGCGCTATTTCTTCTGCCCAGTTTTCCAATAAAAATGAAGGGCATTCAGTACTTGTTCTAGACGGCTTAAGCGCAACTTCTACATACAGACCGTCGTCAATATCTTTTGTGGGTGTACCAACTAAACGAATAGTCTCATTGGTGTCCATAAAACATTTAGTGGGAGAGCTCGATTCAAGATTTCTCCAATCAGAAGCTAACTGAGACAAACTTTGTGCATCGATTAATTCAATTGGATTATTCGAAACGGCAGCGTATGCTACCGTAGTAACAATTGCACCATCAGTGCGAGTATCAAAAGCATACCTGGAGTATCCATCTTTAATATCCGTTGTAGTTGAAGGCGCGGTCCAAATCTGGGTTTTATCGCAAAATTCTATGGCCGCATCACGGATAGCATTTTTTGCTACGCCCTTAGGACAACCATGAACTTCAGGAAGAACATACTCGTAAAAGTTAGAGTAATCTGTATACGTCATTATTGCTGAACCTCAACTTTAATTTTTGGCTGAACAAGCAGACTAGCCTGATACTCTAATCCAAGACCAGTATAAAATGTTTGTTCGTACTGTGCAGCAATAGTCATATCATTAAGAGAGCTACTATCAGTAGAAAAACAAAGGTAGAGCATATACGCAATAAGCGCAGATCTAAAGATGTCTTCGATCGGTATGTCCATATCAAGAACATCTTCAAAGTCATCAGTAAGATCAGCATATGAATCAACTCCGTACGAGTAGTCCATTTCCACGTACACAGAGTCTGCAGTTGCAGGCGGAGGAGATACCCAAAAAGTTCTAGGACTCCTGCGGTCGTAAGCGAATTCATCAATATCTGTCACAACTTCTGTTGTCGTATGCCAATCAGAAAAGTAATCAAGATCTTTTCGTTCAACCTGCAGAATAGGGGCACCATTTGTATACGCGCCCCCACCTGCAGATTCTTTGTTCATATAGATATCAATAAGAGAATAACCATCTGAAGGAATTTCTTGCCTAGTTCCGGCACTAAGTCCTACAATAGCAGTTTGCACATGCGCATCAGGTCTAACGAGTATCAATTTCGAGATGGCGTCATCAAGAAATTTAAGGTACTCAGCACCTGTTAAACGCGTGTATCCACTATCATTATATCTGAGAGTTACACTCTCTAGAATATCTTTAACGAGCATAGTTTATTTCTTTTCTTCACCAGTAGTCATTTGCTTTTCGGTATCAACGAAACTCAAAATCGTATAGGGATAAAGTTTATGTTGAAAAGAGTCATGTGTAATTTGACCCATTGTAGATGTTGCAGATTGTTTATACGTAACTACAATAGCATCGTCACAGACACGCACAGCTGACTCTGGAAGAACAACTTCTTTATCAAACGGAATTTGGTATCCTCGACCATTGTGGCCGATGAAAACATATTCACCTTGAGTAGGATCTCCGGACTTATGAAAGATAACTTTCACTCGCCGATCTTCTTCATTCCTCAACATCTCTTGATATTTAGTAAGAATATCTACGGCTTCTCCACGGAGCAGTTTACCCTTTTCATTCTCAGGAACTTCCAGGCAGTAGTGCCTCAAATATTTGTAAAGCTCAGCATCTGTCTGAGCAGCGAAATTAATTTTTTTCATTTTTGTCTCCTAAATGTCTGAATGAGGGAGAGAGCAAAAGCCCTCTCCCCCAAAAGAGCTTACGCCATTTCCTGTCCGGGGATCAGGAAAGAAGGTGTAAGATATGTAGCGGTAATATTAGTTGTGTCAAGAGCAGTCGTACCAACCGTAAAGGCGGAAGCTGTCGCATTAACAATTTTAATAACACCAATACAAGCTGTGGAACCAGCGGTAAACCACTTGTCGGCATCACCGTCAGCGTCCCAGCCGATCACGTACGGAACGTGAGCGTCGTTGACTATAGAGGTAAACGTGACAGTAGCACCATCACTGTCCAACCAGCAGTAAACATAACCAGTCTGACCTGCAGGAATAGCAAGAGTGCCTTCTGCGGTAGACAGATCCAAAGTAGTTTGCGCGGCCAATGTTTTCTGAGCTGTATCGAACATAACAACAGTATTAGCTGCTGTTTTAGCATCAGCAGAAGAGCCTGCTTTAATGGCCAAACCATTTACAGAGAAGACATGATTACGAGCATACTTAAAGCCAGTGTACAGGTCTTCGTGATTAAGGAATTTATTAGACATATTCTAATCCTCCGTTAGGCTGTAACAGCCACTTCGGCACGGACCATCCAAGCCTGATTCAAGATGACACAAGTCTGCATGGATTTCCAAGAGATATGGCCACGTTGAGCCAGCGGGTCGCTGTCGGTGGGTTTGGGGTTAACAACCATCGGGGACAGAGCAGTCTGGCCCTTCAGAGGAACAATACCGTAGGCATCACGAGCGATGTAAAGGATCGGGTAAACGTCAGCATTCGTACCAGAAGTAGAAGTCATGGCGACACCAGAACCAGCGTAAGCGCCACCAGCATCTTCCCAAGGGGTGATGATGGTAGAATACACATAGCGGACACCTTCAACGGAACCGATCTCATTTTCCCAAGCACTAGCAGAACCATAGTCGATAACGTCTTTAAAACCAGACATGTCACGAATATCGGAATCGCAGTCAGGATGACACACAGCCACGAAGGACGGAGCGACAGCCTGCGTACCATAGCGAGCATCAGACTTGACGATCTGTGTGATCATACGAGCCTTCTGGCCCTTCAGGAAACGAGTGATCTTGCGCTGCAGAGCGCGAGTAATCGGAGTGTTAACACCAGTACGAGTGGTAGCGGTGCCAGCATAGTACACGTTTGTACCAGCTTTCAGAACACCGAAACGAACGTTCTCGATCATTTCAGCAGCCTGCTCACCGAGGACCTCGACACCATTCTTCAGAACGGGATCTTCATTGGTGTCGTTCACAACATCAGTAATAGTGATCAGATCACCATACTGAACAACCGTGCACTCAACGTCGGAGACGGAGAGAGTCTTAGCGGAAGGAGTAACACCTTCAGTGAGAGTATTGGGAGTTGCATCCAGCGCTTCGAAGCGGCGGAATTTAGCAACCTTTGTGGAATTATTGGGGAGGACATAAGTCTGGCCGAACTTCTCGAAAACGAGGAACGGAGTGGCGCGATAAAGCATGCGGGCCACTGCGTAAAGTGCAGTACGGTTACTGATATCCCCAGAAGTAGTCATAGACATAATTACTTACCTAAAATCCAAGTTCTTCCCGCATAACTTCTCTGGCGGCTGCCGCGAAAAGTTTTTCGGGATCTTCTTCTGCAGGAGTATTAGCATTGGCTCCGTTAGAAACCCTAGTGGGATCAGACGGGGTTGCCAAAGCACCCTTCAGTTTGTCAACAGTTTTGTTGTTTCTTGAATTTTTCTTTGTTGGAGATTTTTTAGCACTATCCGTAGATGTTGCATCTTTAAAACTATCAAAAAGACTAATCACTTCTTGCGCAGAACCAGAGTTACAAACTCTGTACGCTCCAACTTGTTGGTATTTAGGAAGTGTGTCAATCCATGCTTTAAGCGAACCATCTTCGATGCGTTCGTGAACATCAGGATGTGCGGAGAAAATGGCGTCATTGTGCGCCTGGGTCTCAGACTCTTGTACGTGAGTAGCTATAGGCTTCACGCGTTGCTCGATGAGTTGAGCAACACGCTCCTCAACTCCCGAAACTTCTTTCGTTACCTTCTGATTGATGAGCGCTTGAACTTGAGGGATAAGATCCGGATATTCATCCAGAATATCTTCTAACTCAGGAGTCATCTCGTAATCGGGCTTGTCTTCTTTAGCTCTAGAAGCAGCAGCTTCCTCGGCCTCACGTCGAGCAGCCTCTATACGACCTTCCCAAGATGCAAGTTTGTGTGTTGCATCAGCTAAGTTTCCCTGAAGAGATGCGTTAGTAGCAGTCATTTGATCATATAACGCTTTATAATCTACAGCTGCCTGCTCTTCTTCATCGTCATCAATTATATCGGTATCGTCGTCAGCGATGTCATCGACATCATCATCGGACTCATCATCATTTGTAGAACCTTCATCAAGATCCGTGTCTTCAACGTCAGTATCGTCACCCATTATATCGGCAACGGCTTCGTCAAAGGCGTTCTCTTCGAGTTCTATATCATTAATTTGTTCTGTCATTGTTGTCTCCTTCAATATACTCTAGTTGAGTATCTGACAAAATTTGAATTAGGTCTTTCAAGCAAGCAGCTTCCCCACGAAGTCTTTCTGGATCAGCTTGTTCAACTCCGGCCAACCATTTAGTCATGGTAGTAGAAAATCGAAGCTTTAAATATTCCACAATTCTTGTCTGTTCAGTAGACAATCGACTGGAACGAATTAGCTTTTCAAGTCTATGCTTCTTTTGACTATCGAGTAACGGCCTGTTGGACATTTTGCTTTCCTGCTTGAATTTGATTTAACAAAGCTTGACCTTGATCAAGCATATCTTTCGGTGATACGCCGTGTTCTCTAGCAGTCTCAACAATACCAGACATGAACTGCTGCAATTCCTGCTGCTGCTGTGTCTGTTGCTGCCGTTCTGCGGCAACCTCTTGTTCAGTTTTAATCAGACCCTTATCATTCAAGTCTAAGACTTCAACAATGCTTCTGAGTAAATTGTCCTGCTTGACCAGTGGTGCAAACCCAGGATTAGCCGTAAGATTAGCAAATTGCATTAAACTATTTGCATAAACTTCTTTGGCAATCAAAGAGCTAGAACCTCTGGCTTGTACAGAGTAATCACCTTTAACCTCTTCATCATCTCCAAACTGCATGTTCCAATGGTACATAGCAGTAATAAACGGTTTTGTAATGCCGTCATCAAAATTCTTAACTTGGTCTTTAATCGTGATGTTGGCAGAGCCCATCATCATAGAAAGACCAGACGCGGTGCGCCCTGCTCCAGAACCTGGATTATCACCCCACATGTATCTGGGAATAGTTGTAACTTCATCACCGTATTTTTCAAACGCTTCATTCATCGCAAGAAATTCAGGTGTGTGTGAAGGAACATCCATAACTCGAATAGCAGGATTGCTAGCATCTGCGCCAGCTCCAGTCCGAGGCCAGACTTTAAACGGATAAATGTCGTAGACGTCTTCATCTTCTGGCATCAGATCCATATTGACTTCAATCTGAGGACCAGCTGAAATCGCGGCATTGTCGAGCATGCCTCTAAAAGAAGCATTAATTAGTTCTTGAACATCACGCATGATTGACGGTATGCCTTCTCCGAAGATGGAAGTCTCGTCTTTATCATAGTAATAGAAGAAATACGGCCACTTTACTCCATCGATAGGAGCAAGACCAGCTTTTATAACTCTATCGCCAATAACCCAGATACAAGCTGCAACTTGAACAGAACCAGACTTATCTTCTGGAACGTTTACTCCAGCTTCTTCAAGATCAGAAGCATCGAGATAACCCCAAAATTCTAGAACTTCGTACTTACGAGAATCTTTCTGTTCAGAACTACTAGCATCAGTTAATCCACCAAGAGACTGAAGTTCAAGATCGTAGTACTCGTCTTTAAAATCACCAGACTTATGTTCTTTCACATAAGTACTAATGGCAGCATTGTCAAAGTCACCACGCTCCGCGAGCTGCAATAATTTATGCTTGCTCATCTTGTGGCGTTGGATAATAAAATTACAATCCTCGACTTTGGTCGCTGATAAATCTGGAAAAATATCCCAAATAGAAACAGTTTCGATGAATGGAGTAATATTATCGAACTCTTGTAACGACCAAGCTCCATCATCATCCCTAGTGTAAGACGCAGCCTGTTTAATATTAACCATCGGGCCTTTTAAAATTCCAGTGCCGTACATATCACCATTATGAATAACTTCTTTCATGGTTTCTCTGTACCGAAGATCAGCCAGCTGGTCCTCAATTTTCACTGTCATCTTCTTAGCGTCTTCTTTCGCAGAAGAATCGATCATGAGCTGAAGTTGAGCTGGTGTAGGCTCTTGACCAGTCTGCTGCATGAATCCAGTAAGCAGCTGCTGAACTCGTTCTTGATCATACTGTGCTATAGGAGTAGGCGAGATATCCCAGTTTGTATCTCCAGTTGCTGGAAATAAGAAATCAGATAATCGGCTATCAACAGTCTTAACTTTAGTCCTCGTTAAACGAATAAAAGCTTTACTACGCTTAGGGTGCATCTTGGCCAGAGTATCTGGAGAGTACACACCGCGATACTGACGAATGTCTTCTAACCAAGACTGTTCAAGTTCATTACGTTGAGCTTTCACATCGTCGTATTTACCTCGAACTACGCGGGCAAGATCAGAAGAATCATCGTTCTTATTTGCAGCTTTCTCGTTTAAAGGAGTAGCGTCTTTGATTTCAGCTTCTACTGCTTTTTGGAATGTGGCGTTATCTTCCGGAGACAAAATAGTCATCGGAGAATCGTCAACTGTGCCAGTAGATTCAATGTTAAGAAGAGCCATGTATTAGTAACCTCCGACCATGCTGGCTATATGCCGAACAGGCCGCTTGAAATTTAGTTTGCGTTTTGGTATGCTAAGTTCTAAAGCTGCGTATTGAAGAGCGTCATGAACATGTGAATAAATATTCTTCATAGGCTTTTCTTTAAACATGCCAGAAG